GTTAGAAAGATTTGATTTTTCTAGTAGAGAAGCCAACACAGATTATCCTTTTTGTTGTATGTGGCCAAACTATTGGCAAAAGGATCACCCACACATAAAATTATGGGAAGCATACGCGGATCACGTCTACAGTGATGACATGATAAGATCAGAATTCTTTTTAAATATCAAAGAACTTGAAATGTACTGTGCTGCCAAGAACTACAATTTTTATGTTTTTAATGCCTATGATACGAGAATAAACAAAAACTTTTTTAAACAATCTTCCTTCATTTCAGATAAGTTTTTGAAAGAGATTCCGTGGGACAAATTTTTAACTCTAGGAAAGTATCAAACTGTTATGGAGATGCTTTGTGATCTAGAAGGCAAACCCAATTTACATGTGGGCGGATATTGGGAATATTTTGGTAAATTGAAAAAAGGATCAAAATATATCACCCAGTGTTGCCATCCAACAGTATTGGGACATGAACTTTTGGCAAAAGAAATAAATGAGAGTATAAACGAGAGTATAAACAGCCCAAAAGAATATGTCGTAAACGCATTTTAAGGGTCCTACAGCGGCTTTAAATGTTATCTGCTATAGTTGGACATATAAAAACTATAGACACGCTGTAATCGCTTTAAAATGCGTTTTAGAATATTTGATCGGTTCGATTTTTGATATCGTTTTTGAGCCGTTCAATATTGATTTTGAAATCCAATTTTTTGATTGTTTCTTTGTATTCGGATAAAATGGATAGAAGTTTTTTAGACACTGAATCTGAATCAGAACTCTTTAGATGTTCGTTAACATCTATTTCCCAAATTCGACCATCACTAAACTCTACTATCATTGAATCCAAATAGGCGACCGGCATGGTATCTATGTACAGATCCTCAAATACTTCTGGCCACTCTTTGACCAGATGTCTAGGTGGTCTAAAGTACTTCCTATGCACTTTTATGCTTCTACTTTAGTCTTGGCTTTTTTAGCCGGAGGATCTAAATCATCGGCTTCTCTTCTTAACCTTGCTGCTTCTTTATACATAGCATCTGCTTGGCTTCTGTATGATTTTGCTAGGTCAGCATCTGTTAACACACCAGGAGTTGAAGGTGCCGGAGCAGCCTCTGCTGCGGGTATAGGTTCTTGAACACTTTGTGTAGTTCCTGCTTTTGGAGCACCGCTAACAAATGTATACAAGTCACCGACCGAAACGCCTTTTTGTTCAGCAATCAATTGATTAAGATCAGACAGTGGAACTGCGCTAACCGGAGTTGGAGTCATGATTACCATTGTGGTATCGACTTTTCTTAATCTACCATCCGCTTCCATTGCTCTAAGCATAGGTCTTCCATCAGGAAAACTTCTAATGAACATGATTTCACCTAGTTCAAATGATTCCTGACCTTGATCACTCTCGATAACCTTCATTAGGCTGTCATGATAATCGTCTGATAGTTGCGATGTTTGCAATACCAACGCCTTATCAGATTCTCCAGGTACTGTTCTAAATACAACGGCAACCTTTTCGCCGGTGTTCTTCATTTTTCCTACGTGTTTAATTTCTTTAGCCATTGTTTTCTTCCTTAGCAACATCCTTATTATCAGTTGCTTGTTTAGTTACTTGATCTAAGAATGCTGTAAGTTTGTTGTAAGTCTTACCAACTGCTTCCAGTTCATTCGCTCTAAAAGCACCTCTTTGAGTAGCAATATCAATAATGCTACGCACTGAGTTTAAATCACTGATGTTTAAATCAGGACCGGCTGGTTTCTGTGTTTCTGGTGTTGGCACCGGACCTGAAGCATTAGCAGCGGGTGCTGCCGTTTCTTTTGTCTTGTTATCTTCTGCCATTTCTATCTCCTTAAATATGGGCATGCTAACATAAAGTATGTTAGTTCTTTTTGTTCTTCGAACCCTATAAACGTGGAAGTTCGAAATTTATTTTCAGAATCAATAGAAGGATATTGTACCACACAGTATCTTCCAAAAAGTTTGGATTTAATCCAATTTATAATTCTGTGATCAATCCGTTCGAAATCTCCCACCTTCACTTTTGTAAAGTGTGGAGGTAGAGTTTTCAATTCTCTAGTTTTTAAAACTTCTAAAGGGTTAAGATCAATCATCGTAAATATTTATAAACTACTACTTTTATTCCGAAGAATCTTGGCTTAATCTTTTGGCCAATGCTTTGGTATAACCCATTTTTTGGATATCTCCGGAAAACAAATATAGTTCAAATGCTGCCTTTTCTTTTAAAACTGTTATCGATTTCTTAGTGATATAATAAGGTGATTCTATGAAATTGTCAAGCCACAAAAGTATCTGTGGAGTTATACTTAATCCTTTTGGAAAATTAATTTTGTAGGTTTTTATTTCGGCTTGATTTTCTATGAAATTCATTGCCTCGTCTGTGAGGCGAAGTCCGCCGGTGTCTTTTGATCGAACGTTCCACCACCAGTCAATTCTTTTGTTTTTTATATCTTCTAGGGTTGGTTCACCGGAGGGTTGATTGGCTTTTAGAAATGTGATAGTGTATTGATCTTTAACATCCATCTCACTTTTCTTTTTCTCCACTGTTGAGTTTGTAAACTGAAAAGTCATTAGTATTAAACAATCTATTTAATTTTTTAGCAAGATTTCTGGCATGACCAGGATTTGAAAAACTAACTTTTTTATACTTTGGTCCAGGATAACTGGAAACCATACTTCCGCTTTTTAAATTGAAAGGCTTATCCTGATAGAATACTGCCCAGATGGCTTCGCTATCTAAAATTTGTTCTATTTTATATGTCTCTCGATTTGTATGTTCGAGAATTATCTTCGGTTTTGGTCTGCTCATGATATACGTAAGTCCTAGTTAACTACGTATATATTTATCTCTAATTAGAACTGTCCGCCATCAAATTTAACTTCAACTTCGTTAGTTGACTGCTTTAGTTCCTTGAGTAATGCGTGTATTTCCGCCACTGTAGAGCCTAGTTTAGTGGTTAGCAGAGCAAGTTCGCTAGTTAGGTCACGTGCTTCTTGAATTGTAATGCGTATCTCTTTTTGTTGTGACTTTTCTGCTACACCTATTCGTTGTATGAGTTTTTGAACTGAAGCGAGTGTGCTAGGAACGTTATTTTGAGACATTTGAAAGTACCGTCTTCATTTCTAAACTAGTTTTAAATGGCCCTCTGTATTCATATCTTTGTAGTGTAATTAACTTAGGGCAAAAACTCTTAACCCAACCCTTTTCAAATTTTATTACATAGTATCCTGCGCAATATAAACTCTTTGAATCGTTACTCTTTGTAAAAAGAGGAAGTTTGCGTTGAATATCATACATGGAGTTACAAGGAATGGTCGAACAAGGAAATCCGTGAACTTCATTGGGCAATGAGTTATTGCTTTCCTTAATAATCTTGGCAATAAAAAAATCATTGCCAAATTGTCTTTTTAAACTTTCCTTGTTATCATAAACTTTGATTCCTTCCTCGTTGCTAAGAATAAATTTATTCTCTTCGTTCTTTCTTAGAGTGGCGATACGCACTCCTTCATTTTCAACGATCCAGAATTTTTCATCTATGATTGGTTTTGCTTTAATTAAATTCATACTGTATACCTCGCATTCAGTGGCTCGGCATATGCTTGAGCCTGATCTGAAATCTTTTTCAAATCGTATAAATTACAGAACTTCATTAATCTAATACCAACCTGGCTTATATTTTTATTAGCGGCTTTGGCATTATTAACGGATTCATTAATGATATCTTTTATTTCTGTTGGTTGATATGAAAGATCAATTAATCTACGATTTCTTTCATAGTCCTCTAGAACTCTATGCTCTGTCCCCTCATGGTCCACCCATCTTTGCAACATAAGGTTGTTCCAACTGTATCCCTTGACTGTTCGATCTTCAAATGCTTCTGTTAATCCTACTTTATTCTTGGTACCCTTGGTACGCACACCGGGATATGCTGAAAACACGTTATCTGATGAATCACCACGCATACATTTTTCAAACAACAACCATTCTGGGTCTGGTGCTTCCTTTGCCTTCTTGGTTTTCTTATCAACTACTGGTTGTCCTTTCTTATCAAAGAATCCTTCATGTGTAGTTGTTACTTCTTGTACGCCATTGTATAGTTTTACGTTAGGAGCAATTAATTGCTGAAAGTCAGTATCTGTCGAAATAATAACATGGTCGCTATCGGGATGATTCTGTATCCAACCAGCGATTAAATCATCTGCTTCTAGTTGCGGATGTTGAAGCACGGTACAATTCGTTTTATCTGTAACGAATTCCTTGAATGTGTCAAATGCTTCCCAAAATACTGTTTCTTCGTCTTGCTGTTTTTCAGTAAGAGCATCACGTGCTTCTTGCCTATTGCGCTTGTAAGGAGCATAAAAGTCCTTACGCCAACTGCGTCCTTCTAAGCAGAATACAACGTGGCAACCATTAAATTCTTGCCATGCCTTCTTAATGCTATTCAGCGTAATATGGAAAGCCATGCCCAATTTGATATCGGCATCACCATTAATTACGTGTCGAGCGCGAAAGAAAGTATTCGCTGTATCTACTATAATGTGTGTCATTCGTTATCTTTCTTTACCTTTTCAACGTTTAAACTTCCTGTAGTAAGTGGTCCACCATAGTCACCATCAACTACAACATTCGCACAAAGTTCACGGAACCAGCGATCAACAACTTCTTCATCCTTGTCGCCTTCTACACCGTATCCTTGTTCCTTTAATTGTACTATAAAATGCTCGTTCCAGTCAAGTTCAAAAAAGCCATTTCGGACATTTTCTTTGTTAACATGAGTATTCAAAACACCCACCCAAGGCTCTTTTTTAAGTGTTGCTCTTTCTTTTTCTGTAAGCCCTGGTTTGGACGTGTCAGGCTCCTTCTTCTTAAATAACTTTTTTATAAAGTCCATTACTTTTTCCCTATGTTCCAATCGCATTACCAAACAAGTAAACGTGTACCCTTGCGGCTACATTGTATCCTCTCTGGAACGCCATTTTAGCAACTGCTCCGGCCGTTGCCGTTTGTTCTTCTTCTCTAGCACCAACGGGCATTACCCAAATAGGATAATCAACTCCCTGTGCCTTAAATTGTGAAATGACTTGTTCCATCTCATCCCACTGTTGCTGTTCGGAACCTACAACAAATTTTAACTGTCCCCTGTTAGACAAACTTCTGTATTCTTTTACTGCTTCTGGCTTAATTGCCTTCTTGGCAGTTTCTCCCGCCACAGTCCATAACTTAGGGCTCACGCTAAAGAACAGTTCAACGTCTTTAGTAACTTCATTGTCAACGTGCCAAAAGTCCTTGAACTCCTGTGTAAGTTCCTGTGTGCCGTTAGTTTCAAACGTAACACTGGCAGGCATATTACCGAGACGCTTAAATTCAGTCATGATACCAATAAACGCTTCTTGTGCGTGTTTCATTAGCGGTTCACCACCTGTAACACAAAAGTGTTGTCTTTGTCCTGTTACAGGATGTAGGAACAATCCTTCTGGATTTGAATCTGTCTTCAATACATTAATAATTTCGTGTGCCAATTCAACAGCAGTCTTTTGACCCATCAAGTGCTTAAACTTTTTACTCCAGGTATAAGAACTATCACAGCCCTTCTCCCATACAGGCAAGTCCTCGACTCTCTTTACTTGACTTACGTCATAGTGTTCAAAAGGCAAATCATATGTGTCTGGATTCGTAGGATCAATCTGTCCAAAACCATTACACTGTAGATTACACAGAAAGAATCTAATCCATGCGGTAGGAACACCCGTATAGTGTCCTTCACCTTGGATGCTGTGAAATATTTCACTGTAATAATATTTCTTATCTTCAGTCATGCTACTATTATACCTTCTTTTCTGGAGTATTGTCAACCTTTTTCAGGGTCCAAGATCCATCATGATTGTCGTCCCAAATAAGACT